CCGCTGGCACAGGGGGAGCCACGCCGCCCGCTGGCTGCACAGGAAGAGCCACGCCGCCCGCTGGCACAGGGGGAGCCACGCCGCCCGCTGGCTGCACAGGAAGAGCCACGCCGCCCGCTGGCACAGGGGGAGCCACGCCGCCCGCTGGCACTGCTGCCCCACCCATTGCCGCGCGCGTCTCTGCAATCAGGCCTCGGTAAAGATTTGCTGTCGCTTCGTCTCCTGTGGCCTCCGCGAAAAGAAGCGCTTGTTGCAAGTTCATCAGGCTTTGGGCCTGCCCTTGTGTGCGCAACCGCTCACGCTCGCGCGCGGCCTCAAAGCCGCCAAGGGCGTCGCCGAAGTAACTGCTGTCACGCCCCTCAAGCGATGCCCCCGCATCGCGCAGTGCGGCAAAGCCCAGCACCATGCGCTGGTTGCGCGATAGGTTGGCAAATGGGTCTGTCTGCGAGGTTTCAGGGGCTTCTTGAAAACCTTGGAACAAGCCGCTGATCCCTTGGCCTACTCGCCCAAAGAACCCCTGAGGTTGCTGCTGCTCTGGATCAAGTGTCATAGTCATTTTATCTGCTCCTTGCGGCGCTGCTCCAAGGGCGCGCAACATGCGGTCGCCATACTCTTGGTTGTCAATATATCCGTCACTGCGGCTGGCTGTTTCTGCGCTATACGGTTGGCCCGTGAACCACAGCGATCCTGCGTTGCGTATGCGCTCTTCGGGCGTCCCGGTGCTTTGGCCGTAATACTCACCCATGCGACCGCGAAAAACCGCGTCTTGCGCCTCTTGGTTATCGAGGAACTCCTGCGGCGTCAGGCGCGTCCCGTGGTATTGTTCCGACCACGAAGGCACGTTGAAGTCCATAACCTGAAAGCGCCCGTAGGCTCTATTACCTCGGCGCGTCTCAGGACCAATGGCGCTGTAATCGTTGGTGCTTTCAACCTGCCCCAACGCATTCAGCAACTGGTCAAACGTATATTGACCCACACCGCTCAAACCGGGGCTACCCCCTGCTCGATCTGAAGACCCGAATAGTCAACCTGCAAATAGCCGTGCGAACCTTCCATCACGAGGTGTGGGTGCGTCTCCATAAGTTCTTGGGCGATGACGCCCATCGGCGGCGTGTCGTCCGCGCCGATCCGCTTCGCCTCGTCGTTCCATTCCCAGCGATAATAACGCACACCATTTTCGGTCGTGAGTTGCTGTATATTCTTCTTGAGGCGGCGATCTGAATAATCCATAGCCCCAAGTCCCTGCCCTGCCGACCCAATGGCACTAAGGATTCCCGCAAATCCCGGTCGGCTTGTTTCGGTGCTGCTTTCCCCGATCAACGGCGAACCGACGCCAGCCGCCGCACCCAACGCACTAAGCTGCTGCAACGGGAACTGCTGCTGACGCATGAACTCGTTATATGCCGCCTCCAGTGCGGCCTGCTGGGTCGTCTGCTGTAGCGTACCAAGCTGCTGCATCCCCGCCGCAGCCTGACCAGCGGCTCCTTGGCCCGTCTGCAACTGAGCCATCGTGGCGGCTTGTGCCTCGTTATAGCCCTGACGCATCAGGTTCGCGATCATCTCGTCACGGCCCAACTCATACTGAGCCTGCCGCTCTGCCTCATAGACACCGCGCCGCTCATTGCCGAATGCCCCGGCGCGCGTGATGTCTGCCATCTCGCCAGTGCGGGCAACCTCACGCTCGCGGGCCATGCGGGCTAGTGCCGGGTCGAGAACGTTCTGCGTGTAGCCCGACAGATTGGCCTCGTTCTTGGCAGCGTAATCTTGTGGCGTCATGCCAGCGATGTCGCCAATCTGGCCGTAATACTGCTGCGCGCCCATCGACAGTGGCGACACATCGGCAATCATCTGCCCCTCGTAGGGGGTGAACTCGGTGTCCGCGGCACCCTGCGCGGCAGGGAAGAAGGTGTTGCGGTAGTAGTCCTCAAGGAACTCAGGAACTTCCGCTCGCGTCGTTGTCTTCTGGCTTCCACTGCCCATGCTATAACTCCATTTCGTAGACGCGGTGCGCCTCTTCGAATCCACATTTGGGCGCGTGTTTCACCCACCCAAGCCGCCCGTCGGCAGAAATCCTGTTGCAGTCCATATCCAGTGCGAAGCGCTTTAGCGTATCAAGTGCCTCGTTCAGCCATCGGGGCATGTCTTTGCCCGCAACGTGCAGAATTTTGAGGATACGACTGCGAGGGTGCTGAAAAACCTCGGTCACTATGACCGCTTTCAACGTGTCCTCATCGACGATGGCCCAAAGCTGGTTCGCACCAGCATGTAGAGCCGCGTAAATATCTTCGGTCCCAACGTCTCGCGCGATGCGCCGTTGCGACAGGGCCAGAACAGGCTCTGCAAATTCCCAAACCATGTCGATCTGGTCTTTTGCGATCAACTGCACTCGCGGTGTCATAATACCCCATTATTCCTATGGTGTCACGCATGTAGCCTTGTGATGCTGATTGTGGCCGCAGGGGCGGCAGGGGCATACGCCGTGGCAGTCACCGCCTCTAAGAAACCACTGGTGCTGTTAACGGCCCACATGGCTTCAAGGTAATCATCGGCAGACACAACGAAACTGGCGGTGCGCGTAACAACAATGGTCGCATCGTTTTGGTGCAAGTTGGCAACCATAGTGCTGCCAGCAGTATCAGTGCCGTTGATGCGGGGCCAGAAGCGGAAGGTAACTGTGCTGCCTGACGCGGAACTGGTCTGAGCGGAAAAAGAGATGGTGTAGTGACCACCCTCGGCAAACACGATGCGCGAGGCGGGTGTGCCGTTGGTGATGCCCTCGGACGTTGAGGCTGTAAACGTCAGGGCGTATGCCGTGTTTATAGCCACCGCAGTCACGTCAGACGAAATACCACCCTCATAGTGGCCATCCTCAAGGACGATCTGACGCCACTCGTTGTTCTTCGACACAACCGGGTATCCGTTGATGTCGTCCCACAGAATGATACCGTTTTCGGAGGGGTTATCGTCTGCGCCCTTGAAGTTGAGGGTCACAAGCTGGCGCAGCAGAGAGCGCACAAGCTGACCACCCCACGCGCGCCAGTCGTCACCGCGCGGCTGCGGTATCTGTGGGGCGCTCATCGCCTCCCGGCCTCTGTCGTGTCAATGCGGGGGATGCCAAAGCGCCACCCACTGAGGCTGGCCCCGGTGACACGCATACGCGCCTGCCGACCGCTGAAACGGATGCTGGTCGGGTTGGACATCGTGTATGGGCCGAACTCGCTTTCGGGCGCGTTGGGGTAGAGGCGCGTCTTGAACGTTAAGGTCACGTCGCCTTGGGTCGCCTCGTCGGGGTATAGCTTGTGCGCGTTCAGAAGGCGTTCCCCGTTCCCCAGCATGGCGGGACCGCTCTCGGCATAGACCTCCGCACCGCCGTAGGTGAAGCCCGTTTCGTGGTCGTATAGATCGCCAGTGTCGTCGCTGTAGATGGGTGTGCGGAACACACCACGGTCAAAGCCCGCCGTGCGGGACATTTTGCCGATCAGCCAATGGTTGCGCTTGTAATCGTAAGCCACATAGCTGTCGATTTCGTTTGACCCCGACGAGCAATAGAACCACCACACCTCGCCGTGCTGACCATTTGATGTGGCCCACGCCTTGCTGATTTGCGCAGTGTTGATGTCGCTGAACACTGCGTCGTGAACCTCGCAGGGCGACTCCTGCACGTTCTGACCATCAAAGCGGAAAAACCCGCGCTGGCCCATCCAGAACACGCCCGCGTCCGTCGCGGCAATCGCTTTACGGGCAGCAAGCCCGCACGATGAGCCGACGCGCTCCCATTGATAAACAAAGGGTGGACCGACATAGATCGCGCGGTGGGCGTCAATGTCGGTGACGACAAGCGTCTGGCCATCAGCCCTGACCCCGGCCATAATCTGACCAGCCGTTTGGAGGGTCTGGCTACCTGCTTGGTTCGTGGCTGCGGCTGTCCATGTCGTGTTGTCCTCTTGGTTACACCACGCAATCTTCCGGGGGTCGCTGTCAGCGCCCAGCGCAAACAAGAAACGCTCTTCGGTCACTACAAGGCCGACACAGCCCGTGGGCGAGTTAGTGATCTGCGCGGCATCAACCCCCGTGTTTAGCTGCCACTCATATAGCTTGCCGTCCGCAACGCTACACGCAACGAGATACTGCCCGAAGCTGTCAAGCGACCACGTTGTTGCCTCGGAGAAATTCCCGGTGTCGGGTCGGATAGTGCCGTAGTTGCCTGAACCGAAAAACCCGCCCCCGTATCCAGTGTTCACCGCAGCGTCTTCCAGACCCGCTGTAAGACCAGCAGGCGTGATGTCAGAGACAACCCCACCGCTCGTTACAACCTTCAGCGCATTGTAGGTGCCGCCCGAAATCCAGCGCGACCCGGCGTTGTCTTGCCAACCAAGCAAGGCGCGAGGCGCTGCGCTGAACATGCTAGCCACCCGCTCGCGCCACCCGCCGACGGGTCGCAAGCTGCCCTCACGCCAACGAACCAAGCTACCGTCTCCCCC